GATATTTCGACAAGTTTCCATTAATAACATATAGTAACAATCAAGTTGTTGATATTACTAAGCGTGTTGCTATGCTCGACAAGGTTTCAGAGAATCCTTATGTTTTCTACCCATATGAAATTACATCAAACGAGAGAGCAGATCAGCTAAGCGCTAGATATTATGAGGATCAATATAAGAGTTGGATAATATATCTTGTTAATAATATCGTAGATCCATATTACGAATGGTACATGAGCGAAAGAGAATTTACAGATTTTCTAGTTAAGAAATATGGCAGCTTCTATGACGCTCAAACCAAGATTAAGTATTATAGAAATAATTGGATTGGTCAAGATAATATAGACGTTAGTACATTTAACGCCATGTCTGCTGGTATGCAGAAATATTGGGAACCGACTCTAGGGACAAATAATAGAATTAATGGTTATACCAGAAAGAAAAATGATTGGACTCTAACTACTAACAAGATTATAACATATGGCGCTAATACTACAACATTTTCTGTTTACACTGATAAAGGTTTAGGCTTCAAGGTCGATGAGATCTGTGATATTGTATTCGATGATTATAATTCGGGTAAAGGACAGTTTGTTGCGTCTAGTAATAGTGAAATATTAATACAGCATGTTAGTGGGAGTTATTATACTAGCAACTCAGTGTCTATTACTTCTAACAGCTATATCTATGGTACAGAAAGTAAGGTTAATACTAAATTCATCAGCGTATCAACCGCTGCTAATAATATACCAGACGATGAAGTTGTATACTGGAGTCCTATTACGTATTTTGAATACGAAACTGAAAGAAATGAATATAACAAGACTGTTAGAATCTTGGATAGTGACTATAAACAGAATATGGTAGAAAGTCTTAAACAGAAGATTAAGGAATAAAATGCCTGCTGGTGATATAAAAATAACTTCAATTAAAGTTGGTAATATGGATCTAACCAGCACTGATAAAGTGTCTTTGGCTGGATTTAATGTTTATGAGGACATTCTCAACCCATATGGTCCAGTCGCTGAGATTAGAGTTGTAGATCCATCAGACGCTCTAGGTCAAAACAAAGTTAGCGGATCTTATGACCAAGATGTTGAGATCAAGTTCTCAGGAGATGATAACATCGGAAGTCTTGGTGGAGGTGGATCTACTCTTAAATTGAAGATGTATCAGAATAAGAACTTAAACGACCAGTCTGTAACCAATACAGGTTCTGGTCATCATAAGCAATATGATATTCGTGCTGTATCTCCAGAGTTATTAAACGCACAAGGTAATCACGTCGAAAAGAGTTTTAATGGAAAGACTGGTGATGTTGTAAAGCACATTCTTGAAAAAGGATTTAAGACCAAGAGACAAATTGAGATAGCAAGTACAAAACAAAGACGTATTGTTATTCCAAAGATGCATCCATTAGATGCTATTAAGAAGATGAACGGAGAACACGTTTCAGAAAAGTATGAGTCATCTTGCTTTGCTTTATTCCAACAGGCAGATCAAGGCGGTGAGCATAAATATGTGTTCAAGACGTTTGAAGAGTTATTCGAGAAACAGCCTGTTGTTAAGTTAAAACAAACAACAAATCTTAACTTCAGTAGCGCTAATCAACAGGAAAGACAAAATTCTATTATTTGGTTCAAGCCATCCGATTCATTCTTTACAGGTTCTAGAGCTTTAAGTAAATCAAGTGAACATACTATAGACCTTACAACCCATAAAGTTGTTGCGACTAATACGAATAAAAGTAACAAGTTTAAGTTCGCAGACGATAGTAAGATTTACGAGCAAGCACCATCTTATGCTAATTCTGTTCCTATTAGATATATTCATGATAAGGTTAACAATAAGGATAAGCATCAGACATCAGAAGCAAAAACTAAAAGAGCTGACTTTCTAGCTCAATTAGCACAGACATCTGCCGAATTAGAAGTTTATTACAATCCTAAGATCACATTAGGTTCGGTTATTGAATTACAGATTCCAAAGAAAGCTAACGATAATACTGAAGAAGGTGAGAAGCAGTGGAATGGTAAGTGCTTAGTCGTTGCTATCAGAACAAAATATAGAGTGGCTAAAGAGCCACCAAATTGCACCATGATATTACGAGTCGTGAAGGGTAATTCGTATAAAGAAGGCGGTGGAGGTAATGGATAATGTTTGAGATTGGAGAGGTTAGAAACTTTGAAGACGATCCAACCAAATCAGGTCGTGTAAAAGTTAGAATTTATAATAACCATAACGACGAACAAGGAGTAAAGGACGATGATCTTCCTTGGGCTATGGTCGTTCATCCTATTACTTCTCCTGCTACTGGTAGAATGGGTATTTCGCCATCTGGGCTTAAAGTTGGATCCAGAGTTCTAGTTACATATTTACCACATGATACTGCTAAACAATATCCAATTGTATTAGGCTCTCTTGCTCGTGGTGATATGCCAGAAGGTAACGATGATAGTAATGGTGGCGTTGGAACAGATACTCAAGACGCTCAGAAGAATTCAGGTGGTAAGATTAGAAAGCCAGGAATTGATAATCCAGCTTATACGAAGAAGGACAATAATTAATGGCTAAAAGCGCTTTCGATCAAGGTAAAAGAGTAAGTCCTAATAATCAGACGATGGGCGGTAAAGCACCAAAGAAAGATCCAAAATATGCTGATCCACCAGCAGTTAAACCAGATGATTCTAAAAAGTTAACAGACGTTAGAGATAAGTTTGCTCCTAATGCCGATAAAGCAACTTCTGCTTCGGCTGATAAAGGTCAAACTGATCTTCCTTCTATTATGCAGATGGTAGATCCACAAGGTAACGCTCAGCAGTTTCCACAGATGTATCAGCAAGCCATGATGATGATTAGTATTCTTGGTATGGGCAGTGGAATGGGCGGTGGCGGCGGAGGTGGAGGTAACTTCGGTTCTGGCGTAGTTCCGTTTGTCCCATCAGGCATCATTAATGTTCTTGAAGATTCCTTTACTGGTGCTTTAGCCATCTTAGTTAGAAGATATGGATTTGAAAGAGTTATTGAAATCCTAGTTATGATATTAAGCAACGGCGGAATTGATAAGATTGATAGCGGTTATAGAAACTTAGTGTTAAATTCTGTTGCCAATCTAATTAAGGTTGCTCTATATTATGGTCCAGATAATATTCCAGTATCGGTTTATAACGAAGCAATCTTCGGAGCAAAGATACCAAACGCAGTTAATTTAATTACAGATGTTCCAGGCGATTGGGTCGAACAGTTTTATACGATAGAAGATGATCCATATCCCGGTTACAGAGAGTTTAAGCATATGCTACCAAGCTTAAATTCTACAGCTTATGAAAGAATGTGGGTAAAGAGAGAAGTAAAATCATACGTTTATGAATCTGCGCAAGAAGCAATCTATTCATACTCTGAAACATCTATTGCTACTTTATTGGATCCATATTTTAAACCAGAAACCATTTATATATTAACGGCTTCTATATTAAATACTATTTTGATTGATGAGAGTTATAATGTTGAAACGAATACGTTAAATACTACTATGGGTAGTGGTGCAGCAAACCAAAACCAAGGCGGCGGTGGTGGCGGTGGTGGTAATCTAATGGGTATGATGGGAGGACAACTTCAACAGCTTATGGGATTAATTCAAGGAGAACAGTTACCACAATCTGTATTAAATCAGGGTGAAGTTGGAAAAGTTCTTCAGCAATATACTAAAGATATGGCACTCAATAATCAAATCTTTGAATTAGGTAAAGGTGCTTTAGGCGGTGGTACGGGAGGTGCTTTAGGTTCTCTTGGTAATATGGGAGGTCTTTCTAATATTATGGGAGGCTTCGGTTCTGGAGGTGGTGGTATCGGAGGCATATTGGGTAGTCTTGGTGGCGGTAGCTTATTGGGTAGTTTTGGTGGCTTCGGTGGAAACTCAGGAGGCGGCGGTGGTGGAGCAGGTAGCGGATTCCCTGGTGCTTCTGGTGGAGGTAGTTATTCTGGTGGCGGTATTAGTTCTGGTGGCTTGAAGAATGTTTCGCAATTATTGAAATTATTAGGAATAAGTTAATGGCTGGAAAGAAACATAATAAGAAATTACCAAAGGATGCGGTAAGCGAACAGGACATAGAACCAAAATACGGTTATGTACACGGAGAGTGGGATGCTCTTGGTGGTCATCATATGACTTATGCTAATCCAGATGAACCTAAAAAGTTCTTCACTGAAAGATTAAAAGCCAGCGGTAGTTATGAGACCACACAACAAGACGATAACGATAAAGAGATTCATACTTCTATGTTTCCAGGTCAACATAGGGGTTATTATGCTGGAGGAAAGTCTACTCATACAGATGCTCACTTAGATATTAATGCTGAGAAGACTGGTAGATTAGAAGTCGGCGCTGACTTTGGACACGCTATTAAAAAGAATTATATCAGAGGCACAGGTGGTAAAGAAGTTAAGATTAAGGGCAATGAAGCTCATGTGACATCTCAAGCTTCTGGTGGTGTTTCCAGTGAAGGTTATAGCCAGACCAAGAGACAGAAGTTTGGCGGTGATCTATTCCAGCACGTAGAACAGAATCACGTTATTATGGGAGAAGGCGTACAAGCATCCGTATTTAAAAAAGACGTATCGATGTACGCTGGACAGAACTATGATGTTTATGTAAAAGAAAAAGGAAAAATAGAAACCACCAGTACGTTCTTGTTACAGACTGGTAACGATGCATCGGTTAATTCTGCTGCTAAGGTTTTGATTACGGCATCAGATGTAGCGAATGTTAAGGCACAAGAAATAAACTTAAAGGCTGATAGTAAGATCACTCTAACAGTTGGTGGATCTAGTATTACGATTGAAAGTGGAACGATCACAATTAAGGGTTCACAAATTAAGTTCGAACAAGGATAAGTGAATGCAAGCACATAGACACGGCGATCAAAGATCTTGTGGCGCTACAACGATTGCCACTCAAAGTTTTGTTACCATTGATGGAAAAGCTTGGGCAGTAGAAGGCGATCAGAATACGCACGGTGCTGGTGGATTAATCGCAAGTAAAACCTATCTTAAGATTGGTGGTAAGAGTGTGATTGTAGTAACAGATAACGCCAACCAAGATAATTTATGTCCGTCGCTTGGGGGAGAACACTGTAACCCCAAAGCATCTTCAGGCAGTAGTTTAGTAGACGTAGGATAAAATGGCAATTACAAGAGCAGACGCCCTAACAGGCACAAATAAACAGAAAGATTTCTTTTCTGATTTCACATCTAGCTTTGCTAAAACTCCTTTTGGTAATCAGTTAGCAAGGGTTACAAATGAGCAGTCAGTAAATCAATCTCTCAGAAATCTTATTAAAACTAATCTTGGTGAAAGACTATTTCAGCCATTGATTGGGTCTGATGTCTATAATGCTTTGTTTGAACATAATACAGCAGAAAACGCTCATGAGATTGAATTATTGATCGAAAACACTATAAAAAACAATGAACCAAGAGCAAATCTAATAAAAACGACTGTAAGTATTGATCCTTCTGATGAAAATGCACTTGATATTACAATTCTTTATACTTTAATAAATAACCCAGAACCAATTACTCTTACCGTCCTATTAAAAAGAGTCCGATAATGGCAAACAGCTCATTAGTTTTAAGTTCCCTTGATTTTGACACTCTCAAAGGCAACTTCAAAGAATACTTAAAATCACAATCAGTTTTCAAAGACTACAATTTCGATGGGTCTAATATCAGCGTCCTGTTAGATGTCATGGCGTATAACTCATATTTGAATTCTTTCTATTTGAATATGGTTGCGTCAGAAATGTTTTTGGATTCAGCCCAAAAATACAATTCTGTCATTTCACACGCTAAAGAGTTAAACTATACCCCAAGAAGCTCTCATGCGTCTGTTGCTAATGTCTCTTTTACGGTATCAACTACAGGTATTGGCGCTAACAAGATTACAATTCCAAAGGGAACAAAA